TTGTCAGATAAATCTCTGATAGTGGTATCTTCCATTTTATAATTAATTATTAAGTTAGACATATATCCCACTAACCCACCAAAGTTAGAAGGAATTTTTTTAAGATGTAAAATATTGTTCATAATTTCTAAAAATTATTTGCCTTGCCCTCTATAGAGCTTCTTGTAGGTCTTTGAATTTTTAAGTAAGGATGCTTTTTTAGAATGTCTACCCCTTCTTTTTATCTTTTTTTTTACTCTATATACAAAGTTAGCTTGTTTTGCCATTACCTAAAAGTAAAATAAATCAAACTCTAAACCACTAATACACAATGTGGACAAATCATTTTGTTTTGTCTTTTATTTTTTCATAAGTCCTAAGACCACCTAAACCCAACATACCCATAAGAACTGTAAACAAAGGTTCTGTTTCTAATACAGGAAATTCAGTATTTGGATATATAGTTTTAATAATTGGAAAGGCAACAAAGTGATAAGCAAAAGCCAAAGAGCAGACCCAACCAACAGAAGGACGCCACCCACTAACAAATATACTCCTATGTTGTGCTTCAATTTCATTAATTTTAGCTTGGATTTCAAGTATTGCATTTGGGTCAAGTTCTTTTCCTTTTATAGCTTGTCTTAGCTCTATTGCAAGACCACCTAAAGCTGACTTGCCTTTGTTTCTTCCTGTAAGTAAGCTAAGTATTGTTTTAATCATTTAAGGTGCTTCCTACTGTGTCAGTTTTAATAGGTCCATATAACAGGTGATGCTTTCCATAGGTCGCTTGAGTCCACATGGATAAATGTGGAGGCAATGCCAATTCTTTTGAATCCTGCTTCTTGAAGTGCTGTAATGATAGTCCATCTATCCTTTGAGCTTTTGCAGACAATATCTGCTGCCTCTCCTTTAAGATGGCTTGAGTTTGGACTCGCTGAATATCCTCTTGCACTAAGCGATTGATTGTATTCATTTGTTCTGTATCCAGAAGATATTTTGAAGGGTATACCAGCAATCCCCCTTGCACTATTGAGCATTGAAAGGAAATCCCTATCCATATTAGTAGCACCAGAGTTAGGCAAATCTGGAGAGTCAAATTCTTCATAGTTAAAATATTTAAGACTCATTACTGCATTTGTTTTTACATTTACACTTACCTGACTTACAGTCATCAAAGTCAAGTGTTTTGTTTAGTAGAAGTCTGTCTATTGTATCATCTTGTAGTTTTATAAGCATACCTTCAAGCATATCCTTAGCACTTACAAGCATTTCTATCTTCATTTCTAAATTACTAATTTTCTTTTTAGCAGCATCTAAGTCATCTGGGTTTCTACCTGTAATACTTGCTATTACCATAGCTATACTTGCTGCTATCATACCTATTAAGGTATTCACTATCTGTGCATTTTCATTAGGTATTGAATACTTAGTTAGATAAAAAAGTATAATAATAACTAAAAAGAACACAAGCAGACTTCCTGCAAAATGTCTTATATCTTTGGCAACTCCATTAGTAGGCATTTTCATTTTTTAAGGGCTTTATATATTTGTATTACTGTAAAGGTTAATGTAGCTGCCATTACAAGCATTTGAAGTATTGAGTTTATTTCACTCACACTAAATGCTAATGCAAATAAATTTGCAGCATATAAACTAAATATTTTCATACCATCATCCATCTCATTTTTTTTAATGCCACATTATCAATAACAAACTTATATCCATTGTTGATTTTCTTCATCCCACTCCGCCAAAGGATTATCCTCAGGTCTTGGAACTGGAGCTTGCCAATCATCATTAGAATCTAAAGACCAAGATGGAAAAGGTTGTGGTGAAATAAATTTATCTTTTGATGAATCATAAAAATCACCAATACCAGCATATTTCTTCCTAAAGTTATTATTATAAGATGTCTGTACCCAAGTAGCAGAACCTAATAGTGCGTTTAGAAATTTCTTGCCTTTGAGTTCACTTTCTGTGCCATCATTTTTAAGTAAAACACTATTGTTTACAACAACAACACTTACTACTATATTATCTGAATTTAGTTTTGCAAAATGTCCCATATTAACCTGTATAAGAGCCTGACCCATTAAAAACTATAACTGTATCAGAACCATCTGTAGAAACTGTTGGACTGCCACTTGTTGTTCCTGAATAGTTTGCAGTAGGCATCCTTAAAATTACAACCCCTGAGCCTCCATTTCTTCCTGTAGTTACCGCAGGAGTTGGTTGATTACTTGCACCACCGCCACCACCACCTGTATTGTCGGTAGCATTACCTGTATTAGTGCTACCACCTGAACTTGCTGTAGGTGTAGTGCTATTTGAGCCTCCTGCTCCACCACCAGCTCTTGATACTGATGAGCCTGTAATTGATGATGCAAGACCAATTCCACCTGTACCATTACTTCCAGCACCACCAGCACCACCGCCACCAGCACCAAAGAAATTAGGAGCTGAAGTAGATGCTGTACCACCATTAAAACCTTGAATTGGACTTGAAGTCCTTGTACCAGCAGCACCATTTGTAGAACCACCGCCTCCTCCTGAGCCACCAGACCCACCAAAACTTGGAGAACCTCCACCGCCACCTCCAGCACCTCCGCCTGTTGAGGTTACATCTGTAATATCAGAACCAGTAACTGAGGAATTATCCCCTATTGTGCCTTGATTAGAAGCAACTGCACCACCATTTCCACCACCTCCTACAGTAATGGTATAAACAGTACCAACATTAAAAGTAAAGGCAGTTTCTGAGCTTTGATTTCCTCCTGAATTTTCAGAGCCAAAAGAATTTCTGTAGCCACCTGCTCCACCTCCTCCTCCATTTTGGGTACATCCTCCGCCACCGCCTCCTGCAATGACTAAATAGTCTGCTGTGTATGAAGTTGGAGCTATAGGTAGATTATAAAACTTTCTTCTTAACATAATTATATATCACTTGAATCCTCAGCAAATGTTGCTATAGAATAGAAAAAAATTGGAGCAGTAGCACTGTCATCTACACATTCTATTTGTAGAATATTTGAAGTAGAACCATCATCATTATAATTTACTCCACCAATTTTGTTAAAGGTATTGCTTGAACTACCTGCTCCTGCAAGATTTAAAGTTTGGTTACCCTTGATAGGGTAAATTGTTATAATTTGACCTTTTTTGTAGCCTGTTAAACTTATGGTATATGCACCAGTTAAATCTCCGCTTAATTTAAAAATTGAACCTAATGCACAATTAAATGAAACTGTACCTGTAAGTGTTGTAATTGAAACTTCATCAGTAAATCTTGGTTCAAGCATATCATTCTCTACTGCATCATTAGCAATAGTCAAAGCTCCTGATGAAACAGAAGCATCTCCACTAATTGCAAGTGTGCTACCATTACCAAATAAAGAATAAATCTCATCTGTGTTGGAATTTATGCTTGTAAAAGCTGTTCTTAGAGGGTCTCCTGTACCATCATTAGCACTACTCCCTACATTCACATTTGTCTTTGCCATATCTTTAAATTATTGTTCTATCTGCTGTTATTAATGTACTATCACTTCTTATAGAAGTTGTATCTGCTGTTAAAGCTAAAACATCTTCTGCCCAACAGGGAGGAGCTGAGGTTAAAGGTATTGCATCTGTTGTATTGGCTGTGTCTCCAAACCAAGTAGAACAGTATAATTTACCCCAATCTATAGTATTAGCCATATATTAATAATACTTTTTTTCTTTTTTTGTTATATATCCTTTTTTCAAAAACTCTTTTAGCTTTTGTATATTCTTATCTTTATTTTTATAACTCTTTACAGTACCCATCCAGAAAATCCATAACTGTTTTTGTCAGGAAAGACATCATCATTACTATTGGTAAAATACTCAGGGTATTTACTTGGAGCTTCAAAACTCATAAAGTCTACAAATCTGTCTGTATAATACTGAGCTATGCTTCTTTCTTTTTCTATTAGGAAGTCCACTTCATTCTTATCAGCGTTTATTGCATTTTCAGAGTTGTGCTTAAATATACCTTTGTTAGATATTGTATAAGCTGCATAAGGAAGGAACTCTACAAGTGCCCAATGACAGAGCATTGGCTTTATATAGGTGTTTACTAATGTTAAATAATCACCTGCAAGAGAAGAACCCTCAATATCTGCTTTTATTTTATCATATAGTTTTGAACCAAGATAGTTTTGAATGTGGGTCTCTTGAGCTATTAGGATATATTGTATAAACTTATCTGTGTCAATGTTACCATTCAAAGAAGTGAACTTGACTATATCTTTTCTTGAAATCATTAAACCTGTTGCCATATCTATCTTGGTTTTCTGTATCCTTTATTGAGCATATCTATTGGAGCAATAGCCACCTCCTTAGGGTTTTTTGGTAATTTAAATCCTTCTCTTATTGCTTGGTTTACATTTACAAACTTTGTTTGATTTAAAGCATTACCAGCATAAGGTTCTCCATCAGCTTTTAGTCTTTTCTTATAAACTCTCCTTTCAAATCTATGATAACAATTAGGTCCTCCCTTATATTTAAAAAGTGAATATGGCTTATTTTTATTAAAAGACTTGTTTACTCCTCTAAAACTCATTTGAGCTATATCTTCTTTTCTGTATAGTTTGTTGCGTTTTAACATTTGTTTACAAAAAGTTCTTGATGGATTTTTAGCTACTTTGCGAGTACCCTTAACATATTTGTATCTTACCTTATAAATCTGATTGTCTTGGCTTGAATCTTTTGTTGGTGATGGTGCTTTGTACGCTGACAAATGTAAACCATTTAAATATCCTTCTACATCAAAGTCCTCAGGTTCATCTTCTGTATCATCTACATCTAACAACTCATAGTTTTCATAGTCCTCATCTTCTCCTAAATCTTCAATAAGTTTTAAAAGAGCTTCTCCATCTTCATCAGATAAGAAAGGTCTGTCATCTGAAAGC